GGCTCGGTCATTCCCAATCCTTTCACGCCTGCCTGTTCAGAATTCTCATTCTTGTTTAATGTGATACCGGTTTGAGCCACCTCAATACCGTGATCTTTCAGAAACTCGAAATAGATGAAGCCTTTCAGCATTTTTAAGATTCCCTCGCTGTACATCGGCTCAGTTACCCTATCGTCTCGGTTCATGTCACACAACCCGCGGCCCATTCCACCGATAGGATAGAAAGGCGTGTGGTCGGTTAATGATCCGGTTGAGGATTCAGGATTTTTTAAAGCGTTAAATACAGTCAGGAAACGTCCGGCAGCAGGAGCAGGCCCGGCACCATAGGCAGCAAGGAATAAAACATACAGGTCATACCCAAACAGTTCCACAAGGTATTGCTTCTCATACTTTTCAATATAAGCTGTCAGTTTCTCGGCAACGCCTGGATCCTGAGAGATTGCAAAATACCCTGTGAAATCTGCTGTGGTTAACATATAAACTTACCTCTTCTTTACTTTGGCTTTTGGCTGATCCTTCGTTTTCACCTCACCTTCAAGAGCTGCGGTTCCCTTTGCTATGAGGGGTTTTGCAATCCTTTCAGGGAGTGATTTTATTGTACCTTCAGGGACACCGGCGGCATCCTTCAGGAACACGACTGAGATTTTGTTTACGGTTTTCATGGCTTTAATCTGTTCTTTTTACCCAGTAAGCAGTTACTTTATATGAAGCCGTCCCTCGCCCGACAGACTTGATCCTGAAATACAGAAAAGGTGCCGGATCGTACACTTTTATGAGTGTCTGGCCCGTGGAGACATTGCCCACATGCAGGGTGTCACCGGCAAGCATGTTGACGTAGTTCACGCCATCATTCGATACTTCATAAGTGATGCAGCCGTTTGGAGTGCCGGATATCTTGGTAGCAACAACCTGGACAGCGCCATATGTCGCTCCCGGAGCTTTCACATACAGGTAATTTGTCTCGGTGTTATCGGTGGTATCTACCAGCTTTGTCCCGCCTACAGTAGTTGCCATGGTGACAACCTGGGCCTGTGTGTTGTATGCCATCATCCCGACAGCACACAACATTATTAAGATTATTTTTTTCATGTCTCTTTTTGATTATGGGGTTTCGAGTGCGGCCATTGCATCAGTCAGATCTCCATACACAAATGCTGTCAGGTGGTTTGTCTTCACAAAGAAGCAAGCCCTCATTTCTGCAAGGATTGTTACCAGGTTCTTGGTAAAGTCATCATTGACCCAACCTACCTGTATGTTGATATCCTCGCGGATCCTGAGCTGGGCTTTTGTGAAGTCACCAACAAAGAACTTATCAACCGTGATGCCGTTGTTAGCGATGATACGAACGCTGTTAATGTTTGTGCCATCTACAGAAAGGAACGGAGGCAACAGGTAACGGCCTTCGCCATCCTTTGTCAGTTCCATATTGGCAACATCGATCGGGTTTAACAGGATGTAATTGGCATCAAAGTTTGCAGCAGCGATTTGAGCAATTGCAGTCCTTAATACGTCAAACCTGTTCGCGCCCGGTATAGTGCCGGCAAAAGTTCCGGCAGCGTATGCAGTAGCATAACCAACAAGCCCCTTGAAGTTTGGCGCCACGTTGTCACCTGACAGGATTTGCTCATCAAGTTTCAATTCAACCAGCTCCATCAACTCAGTCCTGATTTCAGCCTCAATGAACGCAATGTCAGCGATCATCTCTTTTGATACCTTAATCCATACTGCGATCTTCCTTACCTCCTGTGAGGTTTCCACCAGGTCGAAGTCGGTAGCTGGTTTGGCAGCACCTTCCGCAACTGTACCGGCAACTCCAGGATCAGGATTGGCTTGCTCTACCCATACAACATACTTTGAATTGGTTCCTGCTGTGTTGGTCAATTGACGAAGGAACGGCTTGCGCCTCTGTACGCGGGTTAAACCTTGCTCCAAAGATGACAAACCTACTGTACCGCCTGAATAGTTGGTAGTGATCAGCATGGTGCCGGCAGCCTTGATGTCGAACTCAATCATTCCTTTCTTGGCTACCGCATCCTTGATGGCTTCAGCGTTGGCTTTTATGCCGCTGACGATCATGGATGATAAATCAGCATTGTTGCCCCTTACTCCGGTAGGATTGCCGTTGACATCCTTGATCAGGGTGATTTCCTCACCCATAGTGAGGGTGAGCGCCTTTTGTGCTGCGAGTTCTGTCCTCAATGCCTCAATTTCAGCATCTTTCTTCTCGGTTTTCAGGTCATCAATTTCCGTGCGAAGCGCATTGATTTCTGACTGTTCGGCTTTTGCGGCAATCTTGTCATGTAATTCCTTCTGCTTGGCTGTCAGTTCCGCTTTGAGCTGTTCAGCTGTTTTGTCCTCGGTTTCTGTTCCATTGATACCGAGTGCGCCTTTCGGCAGTTTACCTCCTATATAAAACAGGAGTGCGGCAAATACTACGCCTATGCCAAGGCTCCCTGCGGCCACTGCTACGAGTGATCCTAAAACAACTGTATAAAATAAAGTTGACAGGTTTTTCATTAGATTTTTCATTTGATTATATAAATATTTCGTTTAATTCTCTCAGGGCTTTTAGTTCATCATTCGGCTGTGCAGTGATAATCGGCTGCTCAGTGATCAAAGACTTGTAAGCCTCATCAAGTTTTAAAAGTTCAATTTCCATTTGTTCAAGGGTCTCATCTGATAGTGAGCCTACTTTCAGGGCGGCAGTGCACCGCTTCATTCTTTTGCTCAGTTCTTCGATTTGCTCAGCCCTGTTCTCGGTTTTAAACCCGGTGAATGGCGTTAGAGAATTCATGCCCCATGTAACCGTTGATCCTTCCCATAGCTTTAATTCCAGAAGTTTATAACATACAAAGTTTTCATTCGCATCCAGCTCGACCTCCTCCTTGATCACCCTGTAACCGATTGAATGCTCATTGAAGATTCCCTCCTGGTACTGAAGCAAAGTGTCCTGAGCCTTTGGAGTTTTGCTCATCAATGATTCAAAGTATAATCCGTGGCTATCCTCTTTCAACATCTGAATAAATCCTACAGGTGTCCATGAATCATGCTGGAGCAAATGCTTGATTTGTTTTGATCCTTCAGGTCCGCGCTCGGCAATGGTCTTTTTAAAGGCACCCTTGACGATCTTATCATAACCTGAATCAATGTTACCAAAGGCGGCAAAATACCCGGTCACGATACCGCTTTTGGTGTCAACATCTTTAACCGACATTGCCTGAGACTTGTATTCAAATTCAGGATTAGTTCTTTGGTTTTTCATTATTTTGAGTATTAGTGTTCATAGCCATTTCAAGCGGCTTTAAATTTCCTATGTAAAGTTTGTCAGCGTTTGGATCGGTGGACCTTTCACGGTTCCTGATCTCCCTTGCCTCATTCGGTGTGAGTGTTGCAGATTCGATCTCGGTCTTTAGTATATCCACCAATTCCCTGTCATCTTGCTTTAATGCCGGGATTGATGCGATATCATAATCGATATAAAGGTCCTTGCTGTATTTCTCCTTGTATGGAGGTATCAGCCATCTGTTTAATGCATCCCTTCGCCTTGAGAGCAGCGGTAGTCTTGCATCATTCCAGCAACCCTTTTGAGCGTGCTTCATGTTATTGTCCGTGGAGGCATCATTAAGCATCAGGGGAAGTGGCACCTCGTAAACCCTGGCAATTGATTCCAAGTCTGCCTTATCAGCATCGAGCAGCTGCATATCAACCGAACTCATACCGAGTGCCTGCCACTCAAGATTTGATGATGTAATCAGTACATCACCCTTGTTATATGCGCCCTGCTGGGTTTCCCTGAATTTCTTTTTAGCCTCAAGTGCCTGATCCGGAGTCATACCCCTTTCAGATTTGTTTGAAAGTATGCCTACCGGGTGCCCGTTCTGAATCAACCGCACCTGGGCTATTCCTGAATCGTTGGACCTTTGCACCACACGGCATAAAGCTGACATAGGGGACATGCCTCTTAGTTCTGATCCTTGGCCATCGTGTAACGGGTTGAATAATTTTACATGGCAGACTTTTTTAGGATCAATTAAATCAGTTTTATTAAAGCCGAAATAATCAATATAATATCCTTTTACAGGGTTGCGCCAGTCTCCAAGCTCCAATACTGTGAGCTGTGAGGGCATGTTGAATAACTTGGTGAACATGCCGCCATAACCATATGGAGAAAGTCCGTAAATAAACTCTTCACCTGTTAAAAGATGAAAGCCCATACCCTGTTCACTCCATTCCTGCCAGCTTTGCTTCTCATTGGGAGTCTCGAGCAGTTTGGTTAATTCCGGAATAGTATCAACGATCTTTAAAGACTTCGAGGCCCAGAAGTCAGCCTCTTCAAACTTATTCGCTGCGAATGCTGCCTTATACCGTCCGAATTCCTTCTTTTTGTCAGCAATCTTTTCATAGATGTAATGGGGAACTTCTGATGCCGGGCGAATGATTTTATTGATTACCGTGTAAACATGCGGGTTGATGATATACCCCTGATTGATGTAAGATTTTATCTCCTGCGGCATCAGGCTGAGCGTGTAGCCAGCCCTTTCATACATCTGCCTGACTACCTCGTTAGTGGAGTCGGTGCCCTGCCTGGATGCCTTTATGCTGCCAAGTAATGTAAACTTCTTTTGCCCTAACGTTATGGATAGTTCCAATTCATTACAAAATAACCTAATGAAAATTGCGCTGATTTTACATTTGTGTTACACCCGTCAAACCACGAAAAACCCTTGCTGAGTAAACTTATCCGTGGTGATATACCTCGCAG